ACTTCCTTGCTAAGCGTGGATTGAAATATGATGATAGTGCATTAGCAGAAGTAGATCGTTATGCCGAAGCTTGGAGCTATTATCTAATCAAAGCTTCTGCAGACCTTGCTGCAGAAAAAGGGACTATTCCAAAGAACAACGAAACTAAATATTCTCAAGGGATTCTACCAATTGATACTTACAAGAAAGAAGTAGATACTTTGGTTTCTCCTGAAGAGCGTATGGATTGGAATAGTTTACGTGAGCAATTGAAAGATACGGGTATTCGTAACTCTACGTTGATGGCTCTTATGCCGGCCGAAACTTCAGCTCAAATTTCTAATTCAACAAATGGTATTGAACCACCTCGTGCTTTAGTATCTTATAAGCAATCAAAAGATGGTGTTATGGCTCAAGTTGTTCCTGGTTATCATCACTTGAAAAATAAGTATGACCTATTGTGGAATCAAAAATCACCTGATGGATACCTTAAGATTTGTGCTATATTGCAAAAATATATCGATCAAGGCATTTCAGTAAATACATCGTATAATCCTGAATTCTTTGAAGATAGTAAAGTACCAATGTCTCGTTTAATTACAGATATGATTACGTTCTATAAGTTTGGTGGAAAGCAAATGTATTACAACAATACATTTGATGGAGCCGGAGAATGGAATGATAGTCCTGAAATAAAAGATCTTCCAACTGAAATGGTTGATGATGAAGATTGCGAATCTTGTAAAATTTAGTATGTACAATAAGTACAATATATGTTATAATGATAGCATTAGCAGAGATAGAGGAATAAATGGCATCTGTATTTAAACAAAAAACAAAATCGCATCTAGAATCAACGATGTTTTACGACGAAGGTATTGACATTGCTCGATATGATCAAGTAAAGTATCCAGAACTTGATAAGATTACTGACAAGCAACTTGGCTTCTTTTGGAGGCCAGAAGAAATTGATGTATCGAAAGATAAAGCAGACTTTCGTGCACTTACCCCGCATGAGCAACATATCTTTACATCTAACTTAAAACGACAAATTCTACTTGATTCTGTTCAAGGTCGTGGTCCCGTTGAAACACTATTGCCTGTAGCATCTTTGCCTGAGCTTGAACCATTAGTTATGGCTTGGACATTTATGGAAACAATCCATTCGCGTTCTTATACACATATTATTCGTAATGTGTATGCCAATCCATCAAAGGTATTTGATGAGATGCTTGATATTCAAGAAATTGCAGATTGTGCTACAGATATTTCTCGCTATTATGACGAATGTATTGAAGCAAATTCATGGTATAATCTACTAGGTGAAGGTACATTCAACATCGCTCAAAAGGGAATGTCAGAAGGAACTGAAGTTGTCGTTGATATGTACGACGTGAAAAAGAAACTTTGGTTGGCGCTTAATTCAATTAACATTCTTGAAGGTGTAAGGTTCTATGTATCATTTGCATGTTCATGGGCATTTGCTGAATTGAAAAAGATGGAAGGAAATGCTAAGATTATTAAGTTTATTGCTCGTGATGAAAATACTCACCTTGCGGCATCTTCATTCATGATTAAAGCACTCATAAAAGACGATCCAGATTTTGCAAAAATTAAAGAAGAGTGTGAAGCCGAAGTTGTACAAATGTTTGTTGATGCTGTAGATCAAGAAAAGCAGTGGGCTGATTATCTCTTTAAAGATGGCTCAATGATTGGTTTGAATGCTAGACTATTGTATGATTACATTGAATGGATTGCAAATAAACGCATGAAAGCAATTAATGTAGCATCTCCATATTCAGTGCCACAAGCTAACCCACTACCTTGGACCGAAAAATGGATCGGTGGAGGTAATGTTCAGGTTGCACCACAAGAAACTGAGATTAGTTCATATGTAATTGGTGGTGTAAAACAAGACGTAGATGAAAATACCTTTAAAGGTATGAGTCTTTAAATCATATAGATATATCAATTTTAGTCAATAAGAGGAACGGCAAATGACCAAAGCAGTGTGTCAGGATTGCGATATTGAGTATGAAGTTAAATCAACTGAAGCAGAAGAGGATGGTATCATTGCTTCATTCTGTCCATTCTGTGGATTTGAAACTACGGACGAACTAGACTTTAGTAATGACAATTATGATAGTTGGTCTGATGAAGATGATAGCTACGATTAGTCTATAAATATACCATATAGCAATAATATGGTTAACTTATGGATCAGTGGACTTACAAAGGTCAGTTGTTTGAATCAAACCAAATAGAAGAATATGTTGGATTTGTATATCTTATAACTGACCTTTCAAATAATAAAAAATATGTCGGTAAAAAGAATTTTTGGTCAATACGTAGACTACCTCCTTTAAAGGGTAAAACAAGAAAGCGTACGGTCAAAAAAGAATCAGATTGGCAAGACTATTTTGGGTCGAGTGAACAGGTAAAACTACTTGTAGAATCACAAGGACGCAATAATTTCAAACGTGAAATATTACACTTATGTAGTACTAAAGGCTTAATGTCTTATTTAGAAGCTAAAGAACAATTTGAGAGAGAAGTACTCTTTAGTGATGAATATTACAACGAGTTTATTGGTTGTAAAATACATTCAAAGCACGTTAAAGGAAGTAAGAATAATGAATAACGTCGTTCAATTTCCAAAAACAAAAGCAGCAAATAAAAATAAAAGAAATTCTATTGAAGCTATGGAAGTAGCTAGAGTTCATTATGAATCAATTGCTTCAGAAGCTATGGATGGAATAGCACAAGCTTTAGCTACCAATGGTTATCATCCACTAAAAGATACAGTAATGCTTCATGACATGGGAGTCATTATGAATATGATTGTTGCCATGATGTATCGGGTTGATGGAGAAGCTCATTTCTTGCAAGAACCAATGGATGAAATCCATGACGTTATTAAATACGTAAAAGAAATAAATGACAGAAAACGCAATGAAGTGTTTACAGATGATGAATAGTATGGTATAATATACTAAATAAATGAGAGAAGTGACATGATTATTATCGACTATAACGCAATTGCTATTGCAAATATTATCACACAAAAGCTAGATGTACAAGAAGATATGATTCGGCATATGATTCTGAATTCTATTCGTATGTACAATAAGAAGTTCCGTAAAGAATATGGTCAAATGGTTATTGCCACTGACTCTTCTAATTGGCGGCGGGAAGCATTTCCACAATATAAGTTCAAGCGTCGTGATGGACGGGAAGAATCATCTCTTGACTGGGGTGAAATCTTTCGCATCATTAATCTAGTGTTTGAAGAAATTGGTGATAATCTACCATATAAAACTCTTAAAATTGATGGTTGTGAAGCTGATGACATTATTGGTACTCTTGTAGAAAACACTCAAGAGTTTGGCCAGCATGATGATGTTATGATTATTTCTGCTGATAAAGATTTTATTCAATTGCAGAAATATAATAACGTACGTCAGTTTTCACCAATGACTAAAAAGTTTATTCAAGATCCTAATCCACGTAGATATCTGTTTGATCAGATTCTTAAAGGTGATTCCAGTGATGGTGTTCCTAATATATTCAGCCCTGATAATACTTTTGTTGATGGAATTCGACAATCTCCAATGACAAAGAAAAAGATGGATATGTACTTTGAAAATGCTGAAAATCTTCAAGGTGTAATGGAAACAGAACACTATCGTAACTATTGCCGAAATAAGAAGATGATTGATTTATCTGAAACTCCACAAAATCTAAAAGATGCTATTATAAATAGATTTGACAATCAAAAGGTAACACATAAATCTAAAGTGCTTAATTACCTTATTAAGAAGCGTTGTAAACTATTAATTGAGAGTGTAGAGGAATTTACTTAATGAAATTGATGATTCATGAAGTTCTTGAAAAAGCTGCAGAAGCAAGCTCAAAAGAAGACAAAATTAAAATCCTTCAAGAGAATAATCACTTAGCATTGCGTGATATTCTTCGTGGTGGAATGGACGATACTATTACATTCAATCTTCCAGAAGGTAAACCACCACACGACGATCCGAATCGCGTAGGATTTTCTCGTAATTCGCTTTATAATCAAACAAAGCGATTCAAGTATTTTGTAAAAGGTGGACCAGGCGAAAACATGCATCCTGCCAAACGGGAGAAAATGTTTATTGGTATATTGGAAACTATTCATCCTAAAGAAGGAGAACTGTTAGTTCTAATGAAAGATAAGCGTTTGATTAAATCTAATAATTCTGCTCACTATTCAGGCATCACTAAAAAATTAGTACAAGAAGCATTTCCAGGGTTGATTCGAGAATAAAAAAATTATAAATAACTGTATGAGTATATTATTAATGTTTCACTCATAATCGGTAAAGGGATCATGCTACACTCCGTGGCAGGTCCCTTTTTTATTGTTTAACTACATAGGAGGCTCAACTATTCATACCCGAAAAAATTCCAAAAGAATTAACTATACAGAGGAATGTACGATGAATGGCTCACAAATTGAGAGATTAAAACGAGACTGTAGGGAGATGGACTTTTTTATAAAACGACAAGAAAAACGGGGTAATGGCGAGAAGGCTTACACACTTCAAAAGAAGCACGATTATATGAAATCTAGAATAGAGGAACTAGAAGAAATTTTAGCAGCATAAAGTTGTGTACATCCTCACTGGACTGTGTTATAATAATAGTATATGAAAGTGAGGATGTATCCATGAATTTGTTCATACTTGATAAAGATCCAGTCAAAGCAGCTCAACTACAATGTGATAAGCACGTAGTTAAAATGATTGTTGAATCAGGTCAAATGCTATCAACAGCTCATCGTATGTTGGATGGTAATGAAACCAGACGACCATCTAAGTCTGGTAAAACAAACGGTAAGTATTGGGTACATCCCAATGAAAAGATGGAATCTATTCTTTACAAAGCAGTTCATATGTACCACCCATGTACAGTATGGACTATGGAATCAAACAATAATTATAATTGGCATTATATTCACTTCATTGCTTTGTGTGATGAGTATAAATATCGTTATGGTAAAACACATGCCACTGATACTCTACTTAGAGATGCTTTAGCTAAACTACCTAAAAATATTCCGGTTGGTTACCTTACGCAACAACCGTTAGCAATGAAATCAAACCCAGAGTGTATGTTTGAAGACGTTGTAAAATCTTATCGTGCGTTTTATCAAACAAAACAAGGTCGTTTCAAAATGGCTTGGACGGGAAGGGAAGTACCACAATGGTTTCAACAGAACAACAGCTTGAGTTTGAATTCATGAAAAAAGAACCAGACCCAATTATTATAATTGAAAAACAAGAACGATATGATGAATATATAAAACGTATGTATCGTGAAACTGAGGAAAAAGATGCCGATTTATAGCTTTCGAAATAAAGAA